TAGTACCAGTGCTGTCGCTGGTTCTTGCTGTTATGTTTGCTGCCGTGTCTACATCGGGTGCAACGGTATCTTCAGGGAAGCCGAGAATAGACTTTAAGAAGTCCGTCACAGCGTCCGTTTTATCTACCTTGTCATCCAACTTCGTCTTAACGGTCTGTCCGATTTGTTGAAGTATGTTAGCCATTAGTGATTATATTTTTATGTTAGTGATTATTGATTGTCAAAACTATTGAGCAGCTTGCCATCCTGAGTCTGTAAATACATACAATTTATTAGTGTCCGTGGCATACGCCATCGTTCCTAAGTCGTCGTCAGTCCTTGCTTGAATGTTACTCTCAGTGTCTAATATAGCCTTGCTAGTGCTAGTAAGAGATATTAATAAGTTCCTGACGCTCTGTCCCATTTGATACCATACGCTCATATTTTATTTTCATTAATTGGTTAAATCCGACACTTGTTAGTGAATTACGGATCACCTGTCAAGCCTTCAAGAAATTCTGCGTGGTCACCCACTTCTTCTTCACGTGCATCTAGGAAGTAAGGTAGTTCGTTCCAAGCAGTCGTCCCGTCTCCTATCTTAATACGATTACGGTCAGTATCTAGCTCGATAGCAACCTCTCCTTCCAGTAGTACAGGGTTCTCTTCCCTCCACTCAGCATAAGTACCACGTCTTAATTGTATACGTTTTGTAAAACTAGGCATCTGGTTGTCCTCCGTCGAATATATCAGTGTCGTCCAATACAGGACCACCCCCGTCAATAGTAACAAAAAATGGATCACTCTCCAGCGATGTAACCTTCGTTTGTAGTTCGTCTGCTCTCTCTTTATTCTCCTTCACCTTTCCTGAAGATACAGCTGCTAGTGTCCGTTGTTGAGCAGACAGAGGGTGTGGACGAGCTATTGGACGACGAGGCATACTCAGCACTTCCAACGACGCAACGCTAAAGCTTTACGGGTAGGTCTGCCTTTACTGTCTTTCATTGGTCCTTTTACTCCTGACATACGAGCACAGAAGGAACGTTTACGAGGACCACCACCGGGTTGAGGAGCTTTCAGATTAGACCCAGTAGCACGATTGTATTTACGTCTTCCCTTCGCAGTGAGTCCACCTTTACGGCTTTTCTCACCTCTGCCTATGGACAACGATACACCCACCTTACTTCTTCTTCGGGAACCCACGCTTCATGTTACTGTAAGCTTTAGGGCTAATCGTTGACTTCTTCTTACTACGGCTAATACCGAGTTTCTTTCTTCTGTTTATGTTTGCGTATAATCCTTTTGGCATATCTATCTCTTCATTAGCAGCTCCATCATACGATCAAGCTTAGTGTTTATCTCTTTAATATTAGTTTCAAGTCCTCCCATACGATTCTCAACAGCAGTATCTCTTTCACTTTGTGCTGCCAACTCCACCTCTATCCTAGTCAGTCGTTTCTCATCGTTCTCTAATCTATCTGACAGTTTCTTTATCATCCATCCGATAACGGCAAGTATTACGCCAAGAGCTGTATCTAAGAAGTGGGAGAGTGATTCAGTCATTGCTTATGGTTGAAAGTTTCCTTCCATGTTTACTTCTGATTTAGAAACCCATTCATCCATATCAGCTTTTACCTTAGCATACATAGCGGTTTTTAAACCATCTTCCGATAATCCTAAAGATTCTTTAGCGGTAAGTTCAACACGACTACCAAAAGATTTGTCAGGAAAAAGACAATATACATAACCTTCGGTTATTCCATCGTCCTTTTTTCTTATATTTACATTGTATGTAGGATTCATGTTATTAAACGGTTGAGCGTGAAAATAGTACAGTAACAGTACCTACTCCTATTGTGCTAGGGATAGGACTCGTTATTGTGTGTCTAAAGCAAAGATCACCGTCTCCGTCAACAACTGCTGAAGCCGTATGACCTCCACCTGTCGCAAACATACTATGTAATAAACTTGAATATGCAGTAGTCCACGCAGTTCCGTTATCACTGTGACCGCCTATTGACCAATTAGCTCCGTAATAGTTACTAGGTTGACCGGATTTGTGATTAAAGGTATACATCACATAACACGCTACCCAACCCTGTGCGTCTGCCTGAGCGTGTATTTTAAAATCAGTATTTGTGGTTACTCCGTTTGTATGTGTAATTTCTAAAGACTTAGTAAGTACTCTTACATTACAGTTTGTTTGACCGCTGATGGTTTGTGGATCAGTTATAAAACTATAAGTTAAGTCAGCGTTGCTCGGACTTGTTTTAATATTGTCACCGTTTATACCTCCATTTGATGAAATAGAGCCGTTATCTATCGAAACAATTTTAGTCGCTGGATCTAGGTCGTAGAAATTAGCACCGTTTGACCACCCATTTAGGTGCGTATTTCCTCTAGTAATATTCTGTCCATTGCCTGTTGTTTTAAAACCAGACGTTGTTTCATTTGGATCAGATGATTGAAAGAACCCGCTTATATATAAATCAGAGTGAGCTTCTCCGTAAAATACACCCGAAGCTGAACTCTTCATTTCGTGGAAGTTGTTTCTTAAATCTGTGCCTACAGTATTACTAGCGTTTAAATGCACATCGTATGTAGTGTTAGACTCAAAATAACAAGAATCAACGGTAAGTCCTATACAAGTTTGGCCCTCCACCTTAATCCCCGCAGCCCCGTTGGCTTCAATTTCGCTACCTGATATTAAAGTGGAAACCGAACTACTATTAAATAATACACCGTGGTTATCGTTATTGTTTATTTTACAACCAAAAAAAGCATTTTGATTAGATGTGTTATTTAGATTTATTCCGATATAGTTTTCAAAAAGCTCGCATCCATAAAAAGCATTCACCCAACATCTTTGTAATTTCAAACCGATTGAATCTGTTGTATTGAATCCAGCAATAAGAACATTATAGACATTTACTCTACTCGTTTCAACGGTTCCCCCATCTAAGTGTAAACCTATTAAATTAGTATTTGAGTTAGTAGCTGCTCTTCCTATTGAGATATTTTGTATAGTTAACCTTTGAAAAGAATATTTTATATCATCCACGATGATTGAGCCATCTAATCTAATACAAGCACCTGTGCCATTATAAGATAAACCCCCACCACCATAGATATACTTAGGTTTATTATTAGTATATTCTGATATGTTTAAGGTTGATTCAATTAAATAAGTTCCCGGTGGTATTTCTAACGCTTTACCATCGGCAGCGCGCAACGCATTATTGAAAGCTGTCGTTGTATCCGGGCCGTTTGTACCGTTGTTATGAGCACCGTAGTCCAACACGTTAACAACATCACTAAAACGATTAGCAAGACTTCTGGGTTCGCTTGAACCAAGTGCTGTAACGTCGTACCCACCAAGCGATACAATAGCAGGACTACCGCCTAGAGCTATAGCGTTGTCTATTGTTTGATCTACGTAGGCTTTATTAGCAGCGTCTGTGTTCTCGGATGGAGTAAACAGATTTATGATCTTGTTACCTTCAGCGTCGTAGTGCTCTAGTCCTTTTTTCGTAAGTTGTTCACCTCCTGCACCTTCCGCCGCTTCTTGGGATAGATAATAGGTGTGAAGATAAGCGTCATCAAGGGCTTCCTCCGTAAGAACAGAACCATTAACGAAATCAACCAACGGCGAAGCCGTCGTACTATTGCGGGCAATTTTAACGGCGTTTCCAACGGCGACCAAACCCGAAGTTATAACGATTTTAGAAGCGCTAATTGAAAACTGACTCGACAATATTTGAGTGCCGTTGACATAAACATCAATTAAAGGTGTACCATCCAGGTCGTTTAAGTATGGAAAAGAAAATTCAAAACCATTCTCAACTTGATCCGATATAGCGGAAGTATATTCTACGTATGTGTTCGGCATGATTTCTGTGTTATATTATTACTTTTTAATTGCGATTGTTTCAAGGTTTACTTTACTAACTCCTGTAATTCAGGTGCGACGGTTTCCTTCGGAAGATCCTTACCTTCGAATTGAAGCGTTTGTAGTTCGACATTATATTCGTATTGTTTCTGTAACATAGGATACTCTTCTAACAATTGACCGAAAGCTGCATTTCTATATGCCTCAAAAACTTTGCTTATAGCTTCTTTTTGCACTTCAGGCAAACTATTACCAGCTCGCGGAACTGTAATCTTTGATAAGTCAGGATTATCATAAGCTTCTATAACCGCTTGTTTAACATCGCTTTCTGAATATATCTGTTTCCATCTATCGTATAAAGACTGATTGGAACCTTCTACCTTTATATCCCGTAGATCCAAACCGGGTATAGTTCTTTTAGGATCGGGAAAAGCATAGCCACTTCTGTATTTCAAGATAGCTTCAACGGAACGATCACCACGCGATTTAGACATCGTAAAAGGATTGATAGCGTTTACTTCTCTACGCATTAAACCTCCGCCGTATGAAGGCTTCCGTTGACCAAATGCATCACGAGCTGGATCAAGTGTTTGCACAAAGCCAGGTAAACGATTTAAAAGAGTTTCTAGCGGACCGTTTACTTCGCGCATATACGGATCATCGGTGCGTCCTAAAGCGTTAAGAGCGGAACCAAAAGGCACAATCTTACGCGTGACGTCTTCGAGTACAGCAGATCCATAGTCGTCTTCAGCGGCTACACGACCACTAACCAACGCATCTAAAAACCCTCCAACTGTCTCTAGATAACTCTTTTGTCCTACCGCTCTACTCAAAGCAAACCCGGTCGTCTGCAATAAGTAAGTCAACTCGTTATCTGAAAAATCATTATCTTCCCTGGCCCGCATTAAATCGCCAGCCAAAGCTGTTATAGTCGCAGCAGGATCAGCTCGTTGAAGACTGATATAGTTATCACCTAATTGATCTCCTCCACTATCGCCTGTTTCCCAATAGCGACTAAGGGCGGATGTGTTAATCGCGTTAGGCATCCATCCTGTAGCTTTCTTATTTTCTAGTTCTTTATAATCTCGAGGACCGCTATTAGTAATAATTTGTTGGTCAGCTAAATAAAGAGCGCTCGCCCAAAGTCCTGCCCCAACAATTTGACGACCACGGGCATTAGCTTTAATCATAGGATTATCGCTCATTAACTCCTCGCGCGATCTCGCCCACAATCGACCAATACCGGGAAGTTCAGCGAATTGACTTGTAGTACCTCCGAACTCTTTGAAGATATTAAGAGGAGTTTTGAGGAACGGAACAAGATATTGAGCCATGAAACCTGTAGCACCGCCTTCAGTCCTTAGTTCTTGAACGCCTACTCCTAACGATTCAAACGGCCCATAACCTTTTTTAAGATCCGATTGAAATGTAATACGATCACCAAACTGTCTTAAGTATTCCATTTCACTCGAAAGTTTAGTATTCCAATTTTCTTTCGTGTAATTCTTAATGAAATCAACCGCCTCATCGCCGTCAAGTCCTTGCTCTTGAGCGTGTCTTACAGCTTCCATCTGAACGTCGTTTTGAGTCTTGTAGCGTTTACCATCTACAAAATAACGGGACATCTTACCTTCAATATAATCAGTCATCCCCTCGATAGGGGCTTCGCCTTTAGCTACAAGATCTTTGTACTCCTGAGACAATAAAGATTTTACTTGAGACTTAGCAAATAAGTGACGATAAAACTCGTCCTGAAATACTAAACCTTTAGGCCCGTACGCCATGAGCTCACCAAGATTCTCCACACCCTCACCAATAGCTCCGCTCAAACCCGTCTCTTCCATAGAAAAGGCTTTACCGCCCACTTTCTCAAAATGAGAATCAAGAGCCATTTGTCCTTTGGAGTTTTTAGCGGCGACCTTAGCGGCTTCCCACGCATCCGGTAACGCGTGTAAAAGGTTTCGTACCGTCATTACTGCGTGTTTAGAAGTCTTTAAATCTCCGCCTATTAACGCGCCTAAAGCTTGGTTGGACAGCGAATATATCCCCATAAAAGTATTACCTGTAAACGCGGCAGCTTGCGTAACTGGACCACTAAGAATGTTACTGTACAAAACTTCCGTAGTCATGGCTGCGACTTTACCCGCTACACCACGCCGTCTTAGCTCAAGCATACGACCTAATTTTCCGGTATCCCGTAACACACGGAGTTCTGTTGTTAAACCACGCAACGCTTTTAAACCGCCTAAATCTTGTAATTGCTTTTGCAGTTCTTCAGGAGAAAGGTCCTTCGAGTATTTAACAAGTTTTTTAGTTAGCTTTTGTTCGGCGGTAATAGCATCCTTTTCCATTTGACTTACCACAGCCGCTAGTTGGTCTCTCGACACTTTTCTACTTTGTAATAGTTTACCAGCGTTACTGCCGATAGATCCTGAAGCTTCAGCGAACTCGCCGAGGCGGTCAAAGTCTGCCATTATGTCGTTAATAACCGCTGGGTCGTTAAAATCTAAATCTCCGCTTAGTTTCTTATTGAATTGTTTAAAAGCGTTTAGGGTCATGGAATCCGCCACGACGCTTTCGAAGATCATGTCTTCAGATTTTTTAGCTATTTCCTTGGTATATTTAAGCGGGTCAATATCAGGATTCAGTTGCTTACGAAGTTCCGCTGATCTTTTTATTAATGATTCACGATCAGTTTTAGGTCCACGCTTTTTAAACCCTTCTTTAACTTGTTCTAAAACCGCAGCCATAGAACGTTGTACATCTTGCTGGTCGGTAAAAGCCCCGACATTAATCGGTAGTAAATCGGTCTTACCTTCGAGGTAGTTCAGTAAATCCTCGTCGCTTATCTTCATTCGCTCAAGAGCTTGGAGCTTTTGTTCTTTTGTTAACTTGGATGGAGGTGTAACTTCGGCTTCAACTTCAGGTTCAGGCTTAGGCTTAGGTTTCGCTGTTGTTGGGACTTCGCCTTTAGGTCTAAGAACTGTTTCAAACCCTTCGGGCTTTTCTTCTTGAAATTCTTTAACAATCTCTGCCCATTGCTTTTCTTGTTCTTCCTTTTTCGCTTGAGCTCTATCTCGCAGACCTTCTAAATATTTGCGATCCGTACGCGATACTTCGGTGAGTTGTTCGGCTAAAGTTTCACGTTCCTTTTGTAAAGCTCTACCCATTTCGCCGTCGGCTAATTCCGGGTTCTTTTTAAGTAGACCATCAATCGTATTAATACGATCCGCTACATGAGCCTCCATCTGCGTCTGTATCTTTTGAGCTTGTTGCATAGATACTCCTGCACGATTAAACATCCCGTGCTCATAACGCCCCATACCTGCTCCTAAACCTGATCCAATGACAGTGCTAAAACCAATTTCAAACGGACTTAAAGCTTCCCTCTCACCTTCGGATATGTCAATTAACTGACGACCAAATTCTTCACCGCCAGCCATAATCCCTCCTTCAGCGGCTCTAACTCCCATCAAACCTTTCTTACCTAATTTAGCGGTTTTAACGGGATATAATCCAGGGACCGCAGTAAAAATTCCGTTTAGAGTCGCCTCCTTAAAGCTAGTGTCTTTTTCGGGGTTACGCATTTTCTGCGCGATTGTATTAGTTCCTAGTCCTGTAGCGAAGTTCAATAACCCATAACCTATCCAACCTTTAGGCCCGTATAACAACCAAGGACTCGTCGCTATTCCTGTACCTAGGCCAGGTAGGGTCTCCATAGCAATCGCCTTAGTCTCTTGCCATAACCCTTTAGCTTCTTCCGTTTCAGGATCTAAGATGTCTTGACGCTGTGCTGTGCCCGGTACATCTACCAAGTCCTGTTGCGGCATGAAATCTTCGGCGGTATAAACTTTATTAGACATTTTTAATCAATATGATTTGTGCGATAAGCGTTGAGAAAATCAGCCTTCCCTTGAAAGTCGTCTTCCTGGAAACCTATACGATGTAGAACTGAATTTAAAGCCTCAACGGAACGTGGGACTCTTCTGTCAAACCCGTCTAAAACATCTTTATCAAAATAACTTCCTAAATTAAATTGAGCCGTTTTTAACTTTGTTCTGACCATTTCTTCAATTTGAGGTGAGATGTTCTCGTAAACAACTGCCACACGGTCATCTAATTGTCTATCTAATTCAGGACGCGATAGTTGACCCATGCCTTGAAGAACTAACCGATCACGCTCTTTACGCATTTCATCTCGAAATAGCTGTGAAGCAGTTGCTTTTAAAGTTATTAAAGTATTACCCGGTATTTGTTTCTTAGTTATGCCTGTTATATCCTTTACGATATTAGTCGCGTTATCGACCATAGGTATAGGTAGACCGTCTTTTATCGCCTTATCGCTAAATCTGTTTTCAATGATATCCGAATAATCCCTAACAGGTTGACGACGCATTACATTCGCCTCGAAGTCCGTTTCATCCGCGTTTGCTTGTAATAAAGATTTATAATCGGAAAGACTTAACTCCCCGTTATCTCTAGCTACATCAATCTGACTTCGTTGATCAATTCCTAAGTTTAAGTTACCACGGATAGAGCCTAATATAACGGAATCTGTGGCGACAGTATCAGGTCTTTGACGGTTGTAAGTTTTATTAGCTTCTTCCCGTTGTTTTGTAATATATTCTTCGACATTGTCAGGCTTCACGCCTTTAGCCGACAATTCCTCACGAGCTCTTCCCGACCAATCTTTAAAATAGTTTTCGGTAATTGGCTTACCTTCGTTTAGTCGTTGTAAAAACTCAGCAGTAAACGGGCCTGTAGCTTCATCTAATACAGTGTTGTAAGTCGTGACTGCTTGCTGTTGCCAATAAGCTCCCTGACTAACTATCGTCCGTTCCAATGCGTTTAATGAATCCTGCATTGTACTCGTAATAAACTTCGCTCCTTTTTCGTTTATCTTCCAATCTTTGAGTTGTTGAATCTTACGCAAAGCACCTGCGACATTACCACGCTCGGTCATATCCATCAGCATAGGTTGAATCATCTCTTGGAGAACAAACTCACGATTCCCTTTAAACGCCCCTGATGGATCATTAATCCACTCACGAAACTCAGGACTATTCAACTCCGCTTCATTCGCTGTCCAGGCTTTAAACGAATCCCCCGCCATGTTCAACCAATCGGTTTTACCTTGAGCTATAGCAGCGTCTTGTTGCTGTCTTGTAACTGTGTTTACAAATTCGTTTCCAATCGCATCTAACATCGGAGCAACCGCCTGTTTAGCATATTGACTATCAACACCTTGTAAAAACTCAGCAATGCGTTGCTGTGCCAATCCTGTTGGGTTATCCGTTTGTAACGCTTCTGCGTCCGTTAATAAATTGTTTCTAAATTCCTTCGCTTGTACCTTTGTTCTAGCCGCTCTAATACCCAGTAAGAACTCAGGATCAGAACGCTCGTCAATAACGCCTTGTTCGCGTAACTTACGAAGTTCTTGCTTTGTTTTATCGCGCTGTGCATCGAGCGTTTCCATCGCTTTCTCGGGAGATTCCATCGCAAACAATTCGCCTTGTTCGCGTTGATATTCGCGTTCTGCTTTTTGGATGGCTCCGTATTGTTGAAGGATGGGATTAACCTTAGATAAAGCATCCGCTAAATCCATCAGCTTATTACGACCTGCCTGCTGTACAGCTACCGTGTATTGACCGCCGCTTCTAATCGTAGGCTGAAGCTTGGGAGCGTCCGGTAGATCCGCAACTTGAACGCGTTTATTACGCGATGCTTTAACTAGGTCGTCTAAAGAAGCCATAATATTATCTAGTCTTTGGAAGTCTTATTTTGTTGTATCTGTTGACCCGTAGCGTAAGCACTTGCAGCGTTAAGAGCGGTAGAAGCAACAGCCGTCAGGAAGCTCGGTTTATTGATAGGACGGTTAATATCTATTTGACGCATTTGTGTGCGATAACCAGCGTCCGTTAAAGCTAATCCTGTCTGCACATCCTGTAGTTCCCTCTGACGACTAATACCGATTCTATAAGCAGCCTCCTGGCGGGTGTAGTCGTCAAGTAAAGCTTCGACAGATGCTCCGCTTACACCCGCTTCTCCCGCACTTGTACGGGCTTTAGCGAGTGCCTCACGACTCTTTAACGATACATCTGCCAATTCTCTGTTAGCTGCTTCTTGTTCCTGTGCTTGACGAATCCGTATAGACGACTGCTCCTGCATCGCCCGTTGCCGTTCCATCTCCGCCGCTCTCGCTTGATAACGAGCTTGCTGGCGAGCCATACGGCGTTGACCAATGTACTGAGCGCCGCCGGAAACTACCGCTATTGTTGTCAATGTTACAGGATCACACATAACGATTATTTCTTATAAAAAGTAAATTGTTTATAACCTTCTACATCGCAGTCATTAAACGACGCTCCTAGCCATTTTAGCCAGCGTATAGATAGTGTGTTTTCTTCCATAATATAATTAGTTAACACTTCATATTTATCATTAAATAGACGACTTAGCCACTCTTTTGAGTTTGCGATAAAAGTTCTTTTGATTAAATGCATACGATGAGTTCCTAATAACCAAGGTACGCCCATGCCTTCAATCGTAGAATTAGCGACTCCAAACGAGCCTATCATACGATAATCACGCGTCAATATCGTCCAGGGTCTCTCGGTTACTTTGTAGGATTCAACAAGTGCTAAACGAGGATGATTGCCTAGTCCTATTATCTCAAGCATATCTAACGTTCTCATATCAGCGTACAAAGCATCTGCGTCATAATCGCCGTTTGCGGGCTCAATAATGCAATCTTTGTAAGTATAGTATTCATTATCCATATCGTTTTGAACGGGAATGAACGAAGTTTTCAAACTCTGCCGACAATAACTTCATAGGCAATGCAGATGTAGATGTTAGTTTTATTTCCACCTCGTCATGACGCGCTTGTATAGGGAACCTAAACGATCCACTATCAAGTACAAGAGATCCAATAACCGCATTTGCCCCAAGCTTAGTAGGATTAAAAGCATAGCTATAAGTATCACGATAAAGTGGCGTTACTTCCACCGTAAAGTGTCCTGTGTCTGAATAGTCAATAGCTCCGTTTCTTAGTAGTTGTTTCGTGAAGTTACTAGATGATCGCCCTCCACGCTCGGTTGGTTGTTTTAAAGTTTGTATGGAGAAGGTGTAAGACATCTCGTATTCAAAGCCAACAAAAAACGGTTTATCCGTAACATCGTATCTAACCGTAAATGAGGTCGCACTAAGACGCGTTATAGGTAGTCGTATTCCTGTCTTTGTATAAACGACCGCACCTTCAGGATCGTAAGGCATTCCGCTTATAGTCGTCGTTCTATTAATAGTATCATACGACGATAGGGTAACTCCGCTATAAGTGTTGTCTATGCGACGGTCCAAATGTAAAGCATAGTCATAACCTGGATCTTTATGGCCCGACTCCATCGCCATCTTTTCGAGATAACCGTCCTTTGTAACGATGAATAAATCGGAGTCAATAAAGCCCATGCCGACAATCTCTTTATCAAAATCAAAACGCATCCAAGCAGATTGTATCTTCTCCTTATTACTCCAATAATATTTATATACAAAGAGTTTGGACAAGTCGTCATCAGACGAAGCTACAATGACATTCTCACTGGCACTACCTGAAAGACTTCTGAGGTTACCTTGTAAGAAGGTCGGTACTTGCTGCGTTATTTCCGACGCGTCAAACACTTGACTGTCTTGATCAACAAAGAACTCATAGATACCCTCGTAAGAATCGCGTTGGAAACTGAAGTAAACATAGTTAGTAAGCGATAAGGGACGCACTTGTGAGCTGACATTATACTCCGTAATAGGCGATATGTTAACCGTCTTAGCGGTCAGTAGATCCGACCCTCTCAATACAAACTGCGATTGCGGGGAGAATAAGATTAACTTCTCTTGAAACGCCGATGCATGAGTCAACTTAGATACCTTTGTATGCGCGACCCCAACGTCGATAGGAGCGGAGTCTAAAAGAGATAGAGTTGTGGTACGAAAGAAGTTAAAGTATTCATCTGCTTCCGAAAATAAAACCGCTGTATCTGTCAATATACCTAGACGGTTCTTAAAGAAGAATAGATCATTTATCTTTTTAGGAATCAAAGGATCGGTAGTGACAAACGACGGTAAAGGATTCGTGTCATCATCGCCTACTAATCGACCTGTCCAAGAAGCTACATCTATTTGATAGGAAGTAATTACACCATTAGCGTCCAAGGTAGGTACGATTTGAATCGGCATGGTTGTGTTGTCCAATGTCGTTTTAACACCGTATCCGACATCCTCTTCCCATGAGCCTTCACCAAAGTGATCGTCAACATCCTTATTATCCTTCGTTACAAACTTAACATAGTAGTCATCTTGTACGAGTTCTACATCGCCCTTGATCTTTACTTTAAATCCGTTAAAGCACTTTTGAGGAAGCTCGGCTATGCTCGATACTTCTTTGTAAATAACGCCTAAAGCTTGATCAGATAGACCGTCGGTTACACTGATGTTAAAGTCGGTGGTAGCGTGGCTAACTTTCAGTAAATTACCGCGAACCATTACATGTTGAGCAATACTGCCTAATCGTACATTACCTGTAGCTGCCGCTCCTGATCCGCCTCCACCACTAAATGTTAACGCGATTGTAGCGGAGGTATATCCTGATCCTGCTTTAGTAATTACAACTTCACTAACTACTCCTCCATTTAAAGATGCGTAACCCTCGGCTCTTACGCCGCCTCCTCCTGGATTAGGAAAGGTAACATCAGGCGGTGAAGTGTATCCGCTACCTCCGTTTGTTACAGTAACGCTTGCAACGGAGCCTGTGGTTTCTAAAGTAACATCCAACTGAGAAGCGATATATTCAGTATCTGCAGCGCTACCATCCGCAGCACTACCTCCCGTTGAATCTGTACCTGAGCCCTGCCCGTCACCGCTTCGATAAGTGAACTTCTCGCCATCAATAAAAATGTTATATTCTTTACTGTAATCGCCGAGTTTAACGAACACTAAAGCTTCGTATTCTAACGCGTCAGAAACGTCGCTTGTCATCTCTATTGCTTTATTCGTATTAGCAACAAAGGTATAATCCGCTACAGTCAACGCTCTAAGCTGCGACAAAGGAGAAGTAATACTGTTTAAATAAGGTTGAGCGGATACGCTTACATTCGTAGTAATCGCGTTACCTGTGGTTACATCTACGATATTAACGCTCGTTGTACCGCCGTTGTGGTTGAAGAGCATCGCGTGTTTATTCTGCGGATCACGATCAACGAAGTGTATGAGAGCGTCGTCTTCAAGCGTCGTACCTAACCCCTTTATCAATTCGCGATGGGGGCGTTTATTAAGCCCGTCCACTACCGAACTAAAGGCGTTTATTTGTTCTTCGGCTTGACCAGGGTAGCGAAGGTTATCAGGCTGTTGTGAAACGCCTTGTACAAGATTCGGTACAGATGTGGATATTAAAGGCATTAGCGATCAAGTACGCGTTTTACATCGTAGTTATCAAAGATCGTTCTATCGGCGTTCTCGCTGTCGCTATCAACCGCTAAAGCTTTGGCTATGATCTCATCGCGTAAGGTAAAACCTTCGATCTCCTGTGCGCCTAAATAACGATTAGCAAACTTGCGGGAAGATCTTGTAATAATATATGTTCTAAATTGTTGGGGCAGTTCTTCGAACTCTAACTCAAAAGTGATAGAGACATCTAGATCGCTAGTAAATGTATAACGATGATTCTTGCGATCATATAGTTTAGTGCCTCTTTGAACGATGTCTATATCGGTATATTTATTAACCTCAGTATCGACCTTCAATGTATTGTTTGGGAGATTGATTTTATTCTCAGCCGTGCGTACAAGAGGATATTCATGCTCCGTGTTGTAGTGCCAGCCTTCCGACTGTATCTCCCGGCTGACTTCATCAAGCACATTCAAAGCTGTAACGACAGAAACAGGAAGACTATTACCAGGAGATGTTATAATCGAATTAACTGGAGATTCTCCAACGACTCCGAGCATCGTGTTTACTGCTTCAAGCTTTGTAGTAAGTGCCATAACTAAAATATTTAAATAAAGGAAGTGAGCGGGTGCGAGGTAAAACGAATGAAAAAACCACGCACCCGCCACACAACCAAGAAAAGAACTACTTCTGTAATTCGATAGCACACTCAGGACGGAGGATTCCGTGGCCCATTGCGTACTTCGCTACAAACAAAGTTCCTTGACGCTCAATCTGATACTCAGACTCAGTAGCAAGATCAAGCAGTTTTACTGTACCTACAGCAGCAGGGTGAGCAACGATACCAAGCGAGTTGGTGAAGTCGCCATCATAACCTACTCCTCCAGCGCCGAATACATCGTTAGATCCACCAGCGTCAACTCCTGCTCCACCTGATAAGTCAGTTGAAGGTAAGTGATTGGACTTGTAGATAGTGATGCCAGCTACTTGAGGGATGTTTCCTGATGCGATAGAACCTAATCCTCCAACGTCTTTATTGACGGCGGAAGTGTTGATTACGAGTGAACCGCTGCCACCTGTGATCAACTTGTAGTATTCTTGAGGACGCAGAACTGCGAATCTTCCGTCGGAAGGAACGTCGTTTTCGTCGAGCTTTTGAGCAGCAGTAAACAACGCAGCGACAAGTTCAGCTCCTGTTGGATCTGTGTCGTCGGAATCGTCAGCACTGTCAGCTCCTGTTCCCATTGCGTTAGCAGAAACGTCAAGGATTCCTCCGAGTTTTCCACCTGTTACATTAGGAGTAGTTTCGCGAGCAGCAGCGATGAAGACTTTAGCAAGAGCGCTATCAAAGCGAAGTGCCAAAGCTTTACCAAGCTCGGAAGCGTAGACGGAACGGATGTCGTAGTGATTCTTTACGTCGTCAATGTTTGACAAGAAGGTAGAAGCGAGAAGGACGTCATCAATAGTGATAACCTTTTCGTTCTTCTTGATGTCGCTCAAGTAACTGTTTCCAGAATCAGCGATGTTTTGACCAGGAGTGTAGTAAGAAGCGGAAGCAATACCTGTAACAGGGAACTGAGCGCTTTTACCATTCTCGATGGTGCGTACTGTGTGAAGACTTTTAAAGATGTTATTCTCTTCAAAGGTCGTTAGGATTTCGCCAGCAAACTTCTTCAGGAACAATGCGTTAACATCGCCCGCTGAGTTAATCTGACCGACGCGTGATGGATCTGTATCTCCATTAGCCATGATTATTTATCTCCTTATATTTAGATTATTGTTAGTGTTTAGCTGACTTCTCGCGCCGATTTCGTTCGAGGTTATCCTGCGCACAGGGCAACGACTTCTGTCTTTGTTAGATGTCAAAATTGTTATCTCCTTCCTCCGGGTGTAAAATAGAAACCGACAATCATCGGCAACACGACGGAGCATTCAAAGAGGCAGAGGTGTCCGCTTGTAATGACCATAGCGGTTTGCTCTGCTGGAAAACTGAGGAGCCCGAAAAGAATTTCTGTTCGCCCTTCCCCTGTAATGTTTGTTGTACTGAGTATTGGGACTGACGGATAAACCGCTGTGAGGCATGTGACGAAGGCGATGACTCCCATTCCGATAAATGCGAGCATCCGGCGAGTAGCCCTAGTGAAAGCACCCCCATCACCGCTATTAAGACTCTCTTGAAACTTGATTGCATATTCATTATTTCGCGCCTCCCTCGCCATTTCCAACTCGTACTTATGTTGACGACTATCCACGATCATACCAAAGACCCCTTTTAAAAGCGATCCCATCGCGGCGCTTCCGCCTCCTGTAAGGAATAGTGTCAACAGTTCAAACATTGTTAAAAGTTAGACACCGCCAAACGACGATCCACTTCGTTATGATAAGCTTTATCTCCGCTCTTATAACGAGGATCTTGCATAGCCCGACTGACTTCCTGCATCGATTGATACGGCATTGTGGAACTTCCGGTAGTACTTCCGCTGACAAGCTTCGGTCCCGTCGCACCCACTTCGGATTTATAACGCGCATATAATCCTTTGACTGCAAGCTTGGCTTGTTGGACAGTACCGTTATTCACCACTTCGTTAAATGCGTTAAACTCATCGTCATCAAGACTATCACCTGCCCATTGAGCCATCGCTTCATACTCGTCTCCAGCGGCGGATTGAATGTCGCTTATCTCGGCGTTTTCAAGTGACTCTTGTCCAGCTTTGAAACGATCCACAAGCTCGCGGCTAATACCCACTTCTTCCAAAGCTTGATAAGTTTCATCAGTAATCTCACCGCCGCTTTCAAAGTATTTAGTAGAAGCGTCGTTAACACGGCTTTGTAACTCCGTAAGATCTTGTTGAGTTTCTTCCGATTCATTCTCTTCTGTTGTTTCTTCTTGTTCTTTTTCTTCCTCCCCCGCTCCCATCTTCTTTTCAAGTTCCGAGTAAGCTTTCGCCATATCCTCGGCAGACTCAAACTTTTCAGGTAGCCATTCAGGACGATCAGCTTGTTGCTCTTCCTGTACTTCAGGCTGTTGTTCGACAGCTTCTTCTTGTGGTTTCTCCTCTGGTTCTACTTCGTTTGTAGTAGGTTCGTTGATCTCTACTTTTTGGTAATCACCCATCGTTTATTCCTCTTGTTGTGTTGGTTGTTGTGGTTGTTGTTGGTTAGCCATTGCATTGATAGCGGGTCCCATTGCTGGCGCTCCTAACTTCTGAGCCATCTCCATCATTTGAGCCTGCTGCATGGCTTGTTGAATTTCTTCTTCTGTCTTAATCAAACCTTCGGTCTCGATTCCTAACGCGGTTGCCCTGCGTTTAAAGTAGTCGCTTACATTGACGTACTCAGCGATAGCTTGTGGGCCGACGACTTGACTCGCTCCTGCCAGGAACATATCCAATCGATTCAAATCGTTACCACGTCCCAATGCCTCAACGCCCGTTACAATCGTAGGCTTGACTATGTCCTTAGGTAGTTTAGGTAGACGATCCTTCCTGCCCATACGGTCCATCAAACGCGATACAAGCGGAAGCTGGAACTCCTGTGACAAAATAGAATACAGCCCGCCGAGAGCCGCCTCGAGTTCTTGTGATAACATACGTATTTCCTCGGCGGTAACTCGCTCTGCGTCTCTAACGACGTTGCTGTTTAAAAGAAAGGCGTGACTTAATCGATCTTGGATCTGTGCCATGACCTGTTGAGCTACGCGAAAGTCGTTGAACTTATTAAGTTGAAGAACAGATACATCGCCGTCGGAACCCTGGACGATTGCACCGTTTGACGCTTCCGCTAATGTCCTCGCTCTGGTTGTGCCGTTAGGATTAACCATGAACAATACCTTCGCCGCAGCAGCGGAGCCTTCAACGATAGCTTTTGTTAATGACTCTAAAGACTTTAGATCACCGATGTACTCTTCGACTATACCGCGACCATAATCCTCGCCGTCAATACGTGTATATCGTAAAGGTATCCAAGGTGACTTGTCGATAGAATACGATCCTTTCGACGATTCAATGACGATACCTTTAACATCCTGTTGGACATAGAACTTATTATCTTCCCTGACAATCGAAGTGTATAAATCGCATGTATTATCTTTGGACTCTTTATATACTTCTTGTCTTACTTCTTCAGGTAACATCATTGGAGCTACCGTTTCCTTCACAGCTATGTGCGTAACATTACCCATAGGGTCACGCTTAACGACATATCTATCAGGACGGAATACTCGCATACCTCCTTCGTCAGGAAGATATAGTAAAGTATTACCTGTAATTAGTAGATTCTTTAACGCCTCAAAAACTCCTACTCTAAATGCTTCTACTTCAACCTCTTGCGACACAGCTCGCTCGACTTCACTCAAAGCTTTCTCGAGATCCGTGCGTAGCTGTTCCCCTTGTTCTTCACCCATCTCAGCTTTCGCTTTGTCGAGTTCATACCGATCAATGACCAAGCGGAAGAACGGAGCGTTAGGCGGAAGCAAAGCCATAAGTAACTTCGATGCTAAGTTGTTTACACCCTTCGCTCCAATACCTTGGAACGGAGTGTAGTACTTAGTGTGTGGACCGTGACCTTCGGGCGGCAGGACATACGGAAGGGTTAGTTCCGATGAAGTCCTGGCACGATCAAGAAATGTCCACCGCGTATTCTCTAACGAAGTGTAGAGGCTTTGAGCCGTTTCGTAATGCATACTTACCTAGGAAGATTTACACCAGCAGTTCCCTTAGCCATTCCTCCCATAGAAGGACGCGTAAGTTGTGCTGTACCTCTTTTACGTTTAACCGTAGATCCACCGCGTTTGGAAGCTTGAGCAGGCTGTACGCGTTCGGCTGTCGCCGCAGGTGGAGGCGGTGGTGGTGGAGGAGGTGGAGGTGGTGGAGGAGTTGAGCCGCCCATGCACATAATTATACCTTTGTTGAAATGATTGTTGTATTTTGTTCTTCGTAAACGTCTTGTAGAAACTCTACGACTTTCCTCTGACCAACCTTCATCCATATCTCGCGCTCACTATCTTTAGGATCAGGACAACGAGAAGGAAACCGAGCATCCAAGATGTCGAGCAAATCCTTACTAAGGTCGGGTAGTTTTCTGTCAACAGAATTTTCCACTATATTATATATTTAATGGTTCAAAAGCTTTTGGTCGAGACAAATCTTCGTCCAAGTCTCCCGTAACCTGATGAATGATATGGGAATAGTTACGCTTTTTAGCGGGTGTAAACTCCTCAGGCATCCATAAATATGTTAGTTCTTTTTTCTTTTTATTATATTGTCCCTTACGAATTAAGTACGCCATCCACGCATTTGTCAACGCGTCTTCTTCCGATAACCCTGCCTTTTCATACGCCTTCATAACCGTCGCCCATGTCGCGCCTTCATCGTCGAGCATACGCTTTGCTCTAACTGTGCCTACACCTGGTACGCCTTTGAATCCGTCAACAGCGTCGCCAGCTATCGTCTGCATCAAGTGATACGCATTCGCTTCTTCTTCGTTGATCTCATGCATCTCATCGCGATTGAAGTCGTAGAACTTACACGGAACTCCTTTGAAGTCTTTATCGATAGACACGATGATACGATCGTCGTTTCTATCGGGTCGTTCAGTCGCGAGTATAGCGAGCACATCATCCGCCTCTAGATTAGGATAGATAACTGTACCGTATTCCTGGTCGAGCCATTCGCGTATAGGTTTTAGTCCTATCGGTGCAAACTTAGATCGACGATTAGCTTTGTAATCAGGGAATAGTTTACGGCGGAAGTTATTGCGGTCGCTTATAGCTAGGATGCAATCATCCGCATTTGTTTTCTCCTTGAAGGTTGCCAATCGATCTACGATCCATTCCTTGGCGATGGCTAGGTCGCTTTGTACTGTCCATAGTTCTTCTTCCCATTGGAAGTTTGTTTGTGCGATGAATGCGGATTGGTACGCGAGTACATCGCCGTCTATTAATAGTGTCGTTTTCATTTGTAATATATGCTCCAGTTATCTTGGTATTTTTTGTATTTACTTTTGCTGTCAGGTTCCGGGTTTAGCTTGATCGATTTACTTGTCAACTCATCTCTTGGTATCATCCACCATGTATCTTCAGGACTTACATAACAAGCGACAACATCGACATCACTAGACAATTCCGACTTGCCCGTGCATCCCGATGCAGTTACCACATTATATGACTGCCCCTTGCGGAAGCTTGTGGATTTAACCTGTACTCTGAGGTCACCAGCAGGGCAGGCAAGCAGACAATCCCAGGGCATTGGAGTGATTGACAGATGTGGCTCAAAGTCGCGTTCCAAACAAGCGACAATAAACTTGTATTCCGCAATCGTGCCAATGCGTTGGGCGTTAGATGAAGGCATATACTAATGGGTGTCGGCCCAAGTATAACCAATTTTGTACTCGCCATCAAGCGGACATCTCATCTTCAGATGCTTACCTGTCCATCGGAGTGCACGAACTGCCAGATCTCCGTAGCGTTCAGCCCTGTCCTCGACTACCTCCGCTTGGAACTCGTCGTGGATGTTCGCCACAAACGCGTAATGCTTACCGATCTCCCACGCGTTACCAGCTAGTTGGTTGTGTAACATGATCAAAGCCTGCTTCATAACGACAGCTCCCGCTGATTGTAGCAGAGTGTTTAATGCAGAATGCTCGGATCTTATCGGTAATACGCGACCATCAATACCGCGTAGTCTGCCATGCTTTCTTACCCGATCTTCCACTTCGCTCTTTAATCGTGCTAAAGCGGGCAGTGATGCCAAGAATCTTTTCTGTAATATCTTACCATCTCTCGCTGTACCCCCGACTATATCGCCGATACGAACGGGACCTGCTCCGTATAAAAAGGCGTAGATAAAAGTCTTAGCCTGGTCACGTGTTTCCAATCCCGCTTTCTTTTGATTATGACTATGGATGTCTCCCGTCAGTAGTTCCTTAGCGTAGTTACCACCGTCATAAATAGCGAGGTAATGGGCAAGCATTCTCAACTCGAGTCCACTTGCGTCACAACCGACAAGCTTGTATCCATCTCCGGCTCTGAATAACTCACGACATTCCTTGCCGTAGGGAGCGCGTACTGCGGGTACTTGTGCGACATTGGGAAACGAATGTGTGCATCTACCTGTCACGGTTCCTCCTGAATTGACACGCCCGTGGATGCGTCCGTTCCTTACGCAGTTTAACCAGGAGTTATCTCCTTCGTCTAACATCGAAAGCCGCTTGGATACCATAAGGTACTCGTTTAACTTTCGAGCAGATGGATGATCTATTGCTTCCAATACACTTTCATCGATCTTTGGTTTTCCGTTAGGGGTAAATACCTTTGGTTTCCATCCAAGTTCCTTCAATCGATCTGCTATCTGATCACGACTGCTAGGGTTAAACGGTATCTGTTTTGTCTTATTCTCCAGTCTTACCGCGTTCTTAACTAGAACTTGTTTAAGATTCCTTACTTTTAAAGCCTCTTTAATCTGCTTTTGAGTATCGGCAACTATAACTTCTATCCCTTTCTCCCATTCAATCTCGAGCTTCCATCCCAACGGAGTCTTCATCTCTTCGACTACAGGTGGAAACATCTTTTGCAGGTCGTCTGTAAGCTCCGCCCTTCTCGTCGTTAATACGCGTACAAGTTCTCTAGCTTTATCCTCGTCAAACGCAAAGCCACGAAACTCTTGGGCTCGCATCAGTCGAGCGAAGTTGTGCTCGATGTTCAACATCTTGGTAGCTGGATTCTCTTGTCGTAAGTATTGACCGACAGCAGCGGTTAGGATCGTATCGTTCTCACAGTATAACTGCATGTCTTTCGAGAACTTATCAAACGATTCCTCCCCGAACTCAATCTTCTCCATACCTAATCGATGGCCCCAAGCTTTCAGACTATGCGATCCCATCAGTTCAGGAGGGAAGTCTTCACGGACAGCATCAAGTAATGCAATGTCGCTATCCACCGCACGACAAGATACCAATGTATCCAAGATCCGTGCCTTAGGTCGCCAAGGGTATAGCTTCTGTATCGCAGGAATGTCGAAGTTTATTACATTGTGACCGACGATGGTAGTCGCCCTGTCTAATTGTCGTAGTCCTTCTTCAATAGAAGTTCCGCTATAGGTGACGATCTTTTCAGATTGTGGTTCGTAGATAGAAATACAATGAATGACTTCTAAATCTGTCAGTAGTGTGAAGTCCTCAATCGCGTTGGTTTCTATGTCGAAGTATAATGTCAGTGGTTTACTCATCGTTTAAAAAGGATTCGTATCCACCGTTTGATTGTTAGTATTAATAGGTCTAAACCCCGTTGTATCCTTGTCATTTAATCTCCCTGTATGTTTGTTGAAGTAAAGCGTACCCGCCTCGCCTGTGTCGCCACTGAAACGATTCTTTAATACGCGTAGTTTTGTTTGGTTTGCTTCTTGTTCCGATTGTTGATTACGCTCCAAGCCTATCACCATGTCCGACAACTGAGGTATCGCATGAGATCCTCGCAGATGTGACAGGGATGTGGCGTGTCCTTCTTCGTGTCCACCGCCTGGTGGTCGCTTCAGATGACTGACAAGAACCATTCCGCATTGAGTCTCCTCAACAAGCGACCTTAGTCTCGTCATGGTATTGTCGATTAAGCGTCGTTCATCATCGCCGTCAAAGCCACTCACTACAATCGACAGGTGATCAAGGAATATCCATTTACAGTTCAGTCCTTTGCATAGGTATCTGATGCGATTTAATAGATTATCCGAGTCACAACTACCGAAGTGATCGTAAGTATAAAAGCGTCCGTTACCTACCGTCTCTTCGAATACAGGCCGTAACGCTTCATGATGAACATCGTCTTCAAGATGCAATTGTTTATTAATATGTAGTCCCATGATTCCCAAGGCTGTCCGTCTGACACTCTCCTCGAGCGCGATATATCCTACCGTTTGTTCCTGCTCTAATAGATGATATGCTATCTCCCTGCAGAACAACGACTTACCTATCCCTGAACCCGCACACAATGTAACCAGTTCTCCTCGTCTCAAACCAAATGTCATTCGATTTAATTCGTCGTAAGGATACGGCACTGTCTCCGCGTTGTTTACTTCGGTAATCTTTTCCCATAGTTCTTCAGCTCCGACGATTCCATCAGGACGATATTCCCGTGCTTGCCACACAGCATCCACTAACTCCTTTGAACGGTTAGCTACCAGCATATCGTTCGGATCTTTTAACGGGAGCTCTGCTATCTTCGCCTTACCTGGCGTTAATAACGCCGCACATTCCGTCGCTCCCTTACGACCCACATCGTCCATGTCGTACATAAAGATCACTTCTTCAAAGCGTTCCAGCCAATCAAGAGCTTGTGATACATGATTCTTTCCTGACTGTGCTCCATGCGGAATGGAAACGACAGGCCACTTGTGTCCGAATGCTTGACTTACAGATAAAGCATCGATCTCACCTTCAGTCACTACGACCTTTCTTCCACCGTCACGCCATAAATGCTGACCATATAAGCCGACTAACTCGCCTCGTATCTTGAATGACTTATCTGCGAATCTGATTTTCTGACCGACGAGTTTACCGTCACGACTACGATAGTTTGCTACCTGTGCTTGCTCTCCGTTTACTATCGCTGTTTGGTATCCCCATTTGCGACAGGTCGCCTCCGTTAAGTTTCTCCGGTTAAGATTAGTATATTCTCCATTGTGTATAAATGTTGATTGTTGGGTTTCTTGTTGTGGTTCCATTCGTTTATTGGGTTGAACTGTTTCGCCACAGCTAAAACAATGAGTGTGTCCATCTAGATAGACTGATCGGGCATCACTTGACCCGCAAGTTGGACACGGCGTGTGCATTTCTTTGTATTCAGCCATGATTTTGGTATGGTTTTATCACAGTATTTTATTCCTTTCTTTTCGCACCACATAGCATATGTAGTCTTACTGTTTTTTCGTATTTTATTTGATGCATTTTGAAAGCAAAGACGGACATCGAGTTCGGGATGTTGTTCTTTGATCAGCAAGTGCTTCGTTCTATCCTCACTTTTCCATAGCCCTTTAGTCTCAACGATGATTCCATTAGGTAATATAAAGTCAGGCGTGTATGTAGCTTCTCGCATATAATTGATCTTCAAACTTTCGTACTCGAACTCGATGCCCAACCGCCTCAAATAGTCAGCGGTCTTCGCTTCAAATCCAGAACGAAAATTAGAAGTCCGCCGCGAGCGGTTTGTTCTCCTCTTTCGTTTCGGCATTAGGTTTTTCTTCGGAGAACTCGTAACTCTCTCCGCCATGTGTGTAACCGTTCTCTTCTGATGTGAAGTCGAATTTACTACCGCCTGAAACCTCTGCTAACTCAATAATCTGTACAGCGTGTGGTTCAAGTGTGATTCCAAATCCGTGTTGTCCGACAAACCAAGGACGTACTTTAATTCCTAGTTTTATCCGGCTGCCTCCTCCGACAATAGTGTCATCAGTGATTGGGTTACCTTGTGAATCGTGACGAGCGACTGATAGCGTGTAAGGTTTATTATTACGATCAATACCTCCTGCTTTCAATTTCGTCTTGATGTAGTGATTGCCTTCAGCGTCGATCTTAAAAGGCGTTTCTGCTTTCTTTAGTTCCTTACCTTGCTTCTTGCATTCTGCATCGTAAGCTGTGTCATAGATAGGCTTTAGCTGAGTTTTTAATGCCTCCCAATCTGATTTCTCCAGGACTAATTCACAACGGTAAAGACCGTGCTCTCCGTCGTATTGTCCCTTTGAAGGATTAGTAAGCCAGCAATAACGAGCTGTACCTATAGGTGTGGTTAATGTATTCATGGTTGTTGTTATCTCCTTTTATGCGAAGAAGTATTGTGAGTCTAACACGTCCTTTGGATCTAACTTTCCATAAGTCGGTAGCTCAGGTAACTCCTTCTCTGTTTGTGTTGAGATCTCGTCGCGAAACTTTGCGAGTTGATCAGTAGAAAATATATCGGCTGTAGTCTCTCTTGTTAACTGTGACAACTTATCACAATGCGTTGAGTGCGTCGCAAAAGAATCGTGTACCATCGCCAATGCCTCAATGCCTGCAGCTTTCGCCTTGGTCGCTGTTTGTTGAGCGACGCTTGCATCGAGACTGTGAACGAAGTTAGGACTGATTCCGTTTGCTTGTCGTGTTTTATCAACACCTAACTGTGGTTCCCGGCATTTAATCCAGGAAATCTTATCGCCCAGCAGTGTCTGTATTCGTACTGTTTTATTGTTGATGTAGTTCTGTTTTATTTTGAATCCTGATGGAGTCGTCCAGGTAATCGGCTTATCTTCCTTGCCTAAGATCCTGACTGTTTGTTGTAACCACTTCATGACCTCTGTCGGACGCTTCATGCAATCGTTCATCGCCTGCCATACTAACTTATTTAAATAGCCAATTGCTTCCGTCGCTTCATATCCGAAAGGATCGAGTGAGTGAGCCATGCATTTATCGCGATACCAATCGCTGATCAATTCACGACAGGAATATTGTGTCCCACCATAAGGCTTAACCATCACAGGTTGTTTGGTTGTCTTGCGATCAATACCAAACTTGAGCCACGCCGCCGCAACATGATTACCTTTCTCCATATGCATCTTCAACAACTCATTAACACGGTCACTTACATATGTGTATAGATCGGCCGGCTGTTCAGTTGCGACGACGTTAGTGGCTCGTCCTCCTATTTCATCACGACCGAGCAAGCTGAGTATTTGAATACCGTTATTAGACGCGTCCATAGCACAAGGAAGTTTAGTTTCAAAGCCGTAGCCTTGCTCCAAGTAACGCGACCATTCACGACAGAACGCTAAGAATTGCCACGGTTCTTCCGCAGCTTGCCACCAGTCATTCACTTGCGGGTCTTGGTGTACTTCTTCGATTTCTTTGCGTCTGCTATTCACCCACTCAACTCGCTCGTCGAATGTCAGTTTGTTGTGTCCAAAACAGTTTGCTCCATGGATCGCCAACCATCGTGCATCAGCGTCGTTGTTAATAGTTTGCGATGTAGCAAAACGTAACAAGCCTTTTGATAGGTCGGTCCCTTGCGGAGATAGAAAATAAGGAATAGGGTACATACGACCCCTGAAATCTAAATGATGTGGAAAGTATATCGTTTTATCTTCGAATCTTTCAGCCGTCCACAGAGTCTTCATAATCATCAAACGCTTGGATCTCATCGCAATGTTCAAACGATGAATGCTTCCACACTTACGACTAAACTCCTTGGCTCCGTCTTCATCGTCGTCATACTCGGGCTTCCATACAGGTAACTCATAGTCTTCACGACGGATCATCTCACCAATCTCTTTATTGTTTTGCCACGCCCATTTAGCGATACCTAGAATGTCTTCGTTTACCTCCCATTTAGTCGCTTGTAAATGATTGACCCCATCGACTACAGGTTTCATCGCGTCAAAGTCCAGCGAGTTCATGTACTTATAGTCGTGACACTTGATAAAAGATAACGGCGGAACTCCCTCAATATCGTTATAGCCGCCAACCCAAATAGACGACCATTGCTCAGGGAGTTCCACCGTTGGTAACCACAGAGGTTTCAAAATTTCTTGGTCCTTATTATACTCAGCCATCCACTCGAATAATTCATCGGTAGCTGTAACATGAAACACACTCTGCTTGCGTATACCTATAAGTTTAAATGCGATAAGATGCGTATTGGCTCGTATCAATTCTAATAACCATGTACCCATCATCGTCTTTTCACGACGAGTCCATTGTCTCCAAGCTTCAATATGGCCCTTCTTTGCTTCGCCTCTTTCATGTGCCAGAAATGCTTCGCGTTGTCTGCGATATGAAGCGTTCTTATTCTTTTCCACATCCTTTTGTGCGTAGTAAAAGACTTTAGGATATTCCTCCTTTAATCGTTCATAACGGATCTCATCTTCAATAGCAGTAGCGATACGAATAGATGCTGAAGTTAAAGGACGACGCTCACTGATACCATCAAGGACGCATTTAAACGCCAACAAGCACAGCTTTCTCGTATCCATGTCCCATACCAATGGCATCCAAACGGGTACAGCATGCGGATGTTTACGATGATAATCAAAACGCTTTTCTACGGCATCAATAAACAGCGGTAAATAATTACGCAACAATCGCTGACCATAAGGTGAATCAGATTCTTGACGGCGTTCCTTGGCTGTTTGTACTCGACGACGGTAACGGGCAATACCGTGAGATACCATCTCCTTATTCAATTCGCTTTGATTCATTCGTTAGCTTGATAAAATCTGTTAATATGAGGTTTGTCAATGTCTTTCCAAAACATCTCGTGCATCTGCTAGATTCTTAGGCGCGATCTTGGCGTACCTCATCGTCGTTTGTATCGAGCTATGACCGAGCCACTCCTGTACTACACGAATGTCTACTCCTCGTTGTACCAACCTGGACGCACAAGTATGACGCAAGCAATGCGGTATAAACTCTTTATCGTCGCCCATGCCAAGCTCAGTCTTCATCTGTTTCCAAGCACGATTTAAAGTGTGTTGCTTAAAGGTAAACAATAAAGCGTCGTTCGATGTTTTATAACGACATAATATCTCGTACACACGATTAGTAACCGGGATAGATCTCGATTTACCATTCTTTGTCTCCCACAAATGGATCATGCGTTGGAAGTTTACCCCGCTTATATCGACATCCCTGCCCCGCAACTTAAACAGCTCACCTGTTCTCATTCCGGTATCAATGAGTATCTTGCAGAAGTCAGCTATGAAAGGCTTACCCATCGCATGAAACTTACCTAGCATACGATACTCTTCCTCCTCGCTCAACCAACGCATACGACCCTGCGGTTCCTTCTTCCGTTCAATCACGGGCATACGCTCGATATAACCGCGTCTGTAAGCGAAGCGTAACATCTTTGATAGCGCCGCCAATCGCTTGTTAATCGTGCCTGCCGCCTTGTTATCGTCTTCTAAACCCAGCACCAGGTCGTCGATCCTTCGTTCGTTTACTTCGCGGATCTCAACGTCGTTCCCAAGACGCTTACATACATCCTCCGCATTGTTTAGCAATCCCATTCCATCCTTACACCCGCGCCAGTGTCTCTTGTATACTTCGTCAGCTAATTTCAGTACTTTCATTATTCGTTTTTGCTTTTCTTTTTTTGTGGTTGTGGAAATAAAGCTGCGTCTTTAAACGCTTTCTTGGTTTGTTTGTGCGGATGACTATTATCTCTCCGTTCTCATCACGCAAGTTATTTCCGTTCTCATCTTTTGGAAACTCTTTTACTTGAGTATTATTCCAAAAGTTATCAAAGCCTTTGACGACATCTTCATACGCAGGAAAGTCGCTGGCAAAGTATAACCAATCACCTTGTCCATACTCCGATCCATACGACATCAAGTCGCCGCTAGAAAAAGACAAATCTTCTTCTTCGTTCATATCAGGACTTTCTTATCGACAGCCTTTACGCCAGCTTCAGACACGTGTTCATCCGATTCAGGAGAGAAGTTCTTACGATCAATCTCCCATACTTCTCCGCCCATCTCCCGTACCATCTTGGCTTCGTTCTCAAAGCGTAAGTCATCGATGATCACAGGAGTGTACTCACTGAAGAAGCTCTTCGTTAACATACGACGCACTGAGTTAACCCATATGTCCTGGTCGATTGTCTCGCGTCCCCATTCCGTCCCCAATGTCTGCATCAGGAACCGTCCTGTCACCCCAAGGTGCGGTACTATCGCGTTCTTCTTCGTCCCAAAGATATACTCATCCCCTGCTATCGCAGTCAGCATCTGTTTAATCGGCGTTGCAAAAGATATTACTATGCCATTCTCTCCCGCTACAAACTTCGCATAGGTCGATTTACCTACGCCTTTCGGGCCTGTTAAAGCTATTAGTTTACTCATCGTTTTCGTTTTCTTCGTTGTTATTGTTGTTGTCGTCGTCTTCGTCGTTGTCGAAGCACCCGTCGTGTTCGCGAAGGTAACGGCGTTGATCAAATACCTGACATCCCTCGCACCAAAACAACCCGTTGTCAAATGGATTAGGAGTCGTCATCTTCGTCGTTACAAAACGGGCAAGGGCTTCCGTCTTCAGGGCAGGAGTAGCCAAGGTCCGATGGACAGGTGTCCCATATTGCGGTTTTAGTCGTCGTACAAGACGCGACTGCGAATAGCGTTAATAATAGTAGTAGTTTTTTCATGGTTGTGTGTTGTGTAAACGATTCGATAATACTTGCCAAGCTAATTCTGCTGTTTGTGGTACAACTCCGTTCCCCAGGAGCCTAAGTCGGTTGTTCCTATGGGCAGACCCATGAGGCTTTCCACCCAATCGGGTGACAACTGTTCTCGGTGACTCCCATCCATATTGCTGCTCTCCTGGTCGAGAAGGCCAGCGTGTCTCTTCGCTTCTTCCGCTAGTACCTTGCCACCCGTCCCTGGCTTGCGACTCCCGGGATTCCCCGCTCGAGGCGACGGCCACATCTTGAGATCCCTCCCTAGACATTTCTGATTGCTCTCTAAGCTCGTCCTGGCTCCCTCGACATAATCGCTCGCTTGTGGTGTGGCCCAAGATAAAGACGCGTTTCCTTCGGTGAGGAGCGCCAACTTCCTCCGCGCTGAATATTCCTGCCTCCACCTTGAAACCATCTTCTTCCAAATCGCTGATGACTGTGGAGAGTCCAAGCGTGGCGTGTCCTTCGACATTCTCTGCGAAAATCCATCGAACTCCAATTGTCCTGGCGTGTTCTCGGATGTAGGGCCACAAGTGTCTAGGATCTTTTTCTCCCTTTCGCTTTCCTGCGGAACTAAACGGTTGGCATGGATACCCACAAGTGATTCCGTCCACCTTTCCTCGAAAGCTTTCTGCTGGGAATGTGACAACATCTGACCATATAGGCGCGCTATCCATCCTTCCTTCTTCAATCGCCTTGACCAATACTGCTTGGACATAAGCTTCCCGTTCACAGTAACAGACTGTCCTAACATCGACACCAGCTCGTCGGATTCCGTTTTCAAGACCGCCGTAGCCGGAGCAAAAGCTGATAATGTTTTCGGTACGACCCACATCACTGGTCCTCATCGTTGTCGTCAATGACATACTCCAAGATGCGTAGCAAGCCTTTAAACGCGTCCATCACATCGTATAAGTCGGACTCTTCCGGTCCTTCCCAAGTCACGGTTCTTCCGTAGTGTTCAATCGTTATCTTCATCGTTGTTCTCCTTTTCATTTTCTCTCATTATACATTCAGCACAGATGTTCCCCTCGCGGTCACGACCTTGAAGTTCCAATCCACACCATATACATAGATCGTTATCGCTCATCAGTCCGAATAAAGCATCGCAAAGATAAATACCATGATGAGTATAATCGAAGCAAAAGTCACCATGCTCATACCGCTAACTCCCCCCTCGCTATTAGCTCGTCCTTTAACGACTCCAATCGTTCTCTGGCGGCGTTATTGTCGATGATGCGACGACGCATACGGTTATAGCTGGCGATTAAAACGCGTATCTCAGCGGTTTCTAATTGTGTTACAGGTGTCATACATATCTCCTCTTGTTGTTAATGGTTAAAATGTCCACATATGAGAAACATAACCCCCGATGCAAGCTATTTTTTTACGAACACGTAAAACATTTCACGAACACGTACACGTAAAACTTACGGGCCTGGGCTACGCGCGAGGCGGCCATAATCGGTGTATTTAGTGCATTTAGCCACAAAACAAAATCGGTGGAAACGGTGCTTTTAATCGGTCGATGGAAACGGTGGAAACGGTCGATTTATACCAGGCCCGCAGCTGGTGCACTTGGTCGATTTAAACGCGTTTACCCCTGGTGCCTTGCAATGGCTCATTGAAAGAAATTATTTAAAAAAAGACTTGCAACGGTTGCGGCTTTTCTATTTTAAGAGATCCAGCGGTCGCAATTAAGCCCCGCTAAACCCAAAATAAAAATGAATGATACGTTACTTGTAAAAATAGAAACAAAATATGGGAACCGTCTGGTTTACCCTAACTGCCCACTATCTGCGGCTTTTGCTCGCCTGATAAATAAAAAGACCTTGCCGCCGCACGCGGTCGAGGAAATTAAAACGCTTGGTTTCAAATTCGAGGTTAAAAGCGAAGAACTATAATATGAAAGAAAATAGATTTAAAATTATCAACATGATTGCCGGCGCTTTTCCTAAGCTTACGGCGGAAAGATTGCCAAAAGATATAACGGGCGAAGATCTCGCCGCCGTGTGGCCTGAGTTATTTAACAAGGAAGGCTGGCTAGTTAGCAAAGCGACCGTGGCCCGCCGTTATTCTCAAAACAAGCAAAAGACCTTTGAAGAAGAAGAAAAGGCCGCGCTTGCAACGGCGCTTTATTGGTCAGTAATAGCCAATGCAAATCCTTACAAGATATCGATTGAAACTATGCTATTTTGGGAACCGCGGCAGAAAGAAATATTTCAGGCCATTGACAAGATCTTCACGCCGCTTGCAAATTTATTGGCAGCGCTCGAAAAGGACCGGGCTGACCTTTCAACATTGGGAGTCTATTAATATGAAAACGATTTACTACAGAATAAGAATATTCGACGAAGAGTCAGGCCAGTGGGCCAACGTTCGCCGGTCCGACGGTTACTTATATCAATACGAAGATAAAAGGACCGCTGAGAGAATGGCCAAAATGGCTTACCCGAATCTTCGGCCTCAATACGTTCAAATTATTGAATCCAACAAATTTATAGAAAAATCATGAAAAGCAAAACAATATCGAAACGGTTCGACCTATTAGCCATTGGCGGAGATCCTAAGACCAGGAAAGGTCAAAAGATGGGCTGGCTTACAGCAATTCTTTACTTGGTCCCGGCAGGTCAACTAGGCACGAAGAATTTATGCCCCTGGGCCGGCGCTTGCAAACAAGCTTGTCTTTTTAACCAAGGCCGCGGCAAAATGTCCAATGTCCAAAAAGGCCGACTAAGAAAAACAAAGTTATTCGAGCAGGACCCGCAGCAATTTGTCGATATTCTGGCAAGCGAGATTAAAAAGGCCGTTTTTTGGTCCGCAAGTCAAGGCTTTCGGCTTTCGGTGCGATTAAATGGTACAAGTGACGTCGCCTGGGAAAAGTACGGTATCCAGGACCGCTTCCCTCACGTTCCTTTTTATGATTACAGCAAAGGATCTCACAGAATCGAAAAATATCTCGCCGGCAAGCTGCCTGAAAATTATTCGCTGACATTCAGCCGCGACGAGCAAAACGGTGCTAAAGCCGCAAGCCTGGCAAAACGCGGGGCGAACGTTGCCGCCGTATTTCGCGAGAAGCTGCCGGAAGAATGGCAAGGGCTGCCGGTATTAGACGGCGATATAAACGATTTGCGCTTCCTGGACCCAGCCGGCCATATAGTCGGCCTGAAAGCCAAAGGCAGCGCTAAAAAAGATCAATCAGGTTTTATCCTTAATTAATAAATACAATATGAAAAATAAAAAATTTGATGACAACGGGTTCCAAGTAATGTCTACTTATGACAAAATTGTAGCCGCCGCAATTGGTATCATCGGGACCGCGCTTTGGTTCACTATCATAATACTGATGCTCGACGCTATGGATTAAAAGCGCGAAGTAATCGCAACCCCTGGCCGCCGTTTGCAACCGTGAACGGCGGCTTTTTTGTGCCCGCTCATTTCATTTGCTGTGTCTACATATAACGGCGGACCTGGTCGCGATTATAACGGCGGACCTTATCGCTGCCTTTATTATGGTATGGAATGAGATTGAAACGGCGGTCCTGGCTGCCTTGACGGCTGCTTAATCCATACGATTGAATGCGGCGTTAGGGCGGCGTTTAAAGACGACGCAAAAAACACCTGTAAACACAAATACACGCGATCTCGTTTCAATCGCGGCCCAAACGGGCTGCAATCGCATCTATTATGCGTTGCCAAGCGTTGGTAATCAGGTACTTATGCGATCGATGCGGCATACCCCCCACCCCTCTTGCTATTTTTGGCGGCCCGATGGGGGGATGAACGGGTACGCACCGTATATAAGGGGCTTCAGATTTTTTTACCTAAACTTTTTAAACGCGTTTTTAATCAGGCATAATCGTCGTTTTAACACGAACAGCCTTAAACGCGTGGTAAATACGGTAATTACGCCCTTTATAACAGGCTAAACACGATGTCTATAAGAGCGAACATGGTGTCGATGATAACGTCGCGTTCAACGAAGAAGAGAGCCATAGCTATGATCCACCTGATCTCCGTTTGAAACTCGCTCACAACTCATTCTTAAGTTCTTTAAAGCGTAGTTCATCGACGATTTTCTTAAGGTTATCTATTTCTCTTTCGTAGAAGTCGAGTCTCATGTTTTGTTGAGCGTCGTCTGGGAGCGCGCCTAGTTCGCCTCTAGGCCATTTAATACGAAATTCACTATTCATATGTATATCGTCTTTAAGGCGGATTATTTCGACCTCCAGCGTGGATATACGATTAACGATGACAGAGTATGACCAGACGGCTACACAGATCCCAACGACGAGTTTAGCGGCGAAAGCAGCGTTCGCTTTGATCTGGGTATTATCGTCTAGTTTCATATGTGTGTGGTTATTCTTTGTCTAAATAATGTTTAAGTCCGGCTAACATCGCGATATTAACGAAGTCCTGGTCGGTCGCTTCTTCCTTTCCCATCTTGACCATCATGGCGAAGGTATCGTCGTCCATCTCGAGTTCCCAATCGTAACAGGTTACTTTCGTTTCTTTGACGACTCTAATGATGGGAAGATCTTCTTCAGTCTCTTTCGTTGTCATCGAGGAAGTCAGCGTCGAAATAGATCGAGTCATCGGTCATGTAATCAAGTTTAAGCATTTCGATAACACCGACTATAGTCGCGTGATTAAGGTCATATTCTTGTCTGTAACGATGTACTACGTTTTGTAGATCGAATAAGAAGGAGTCTGTTTGTTCGTCGATATCCATATTACGACTATATTAAAGTTAAAGTTTAAATTTTACTAGCTTGTTTTTAACGCGATTTTATTTACGTTATAAACAACGACTTACAACTCTAGTGTTGACATGTCGCCTGTAATGGTTGTAAATCGTTATAATCCGTTATATACGCGTGTACAAACTCTTTCGTTATAAACGACACGATTAAGAAAGAAGAATTTCAAGAAGTCATTTAGAACCATGTCGTTTGTAGCTTCGCTTTATTCGAAATATTAAACGCGCTGTTCATGAACTTTTCTAACTCCTCTTGAATAAGATCTTCTTTTCTATCTTTTATCTTAAGATCCGCATTAATCGCCATTTGTTCCGTCCAGTAATTAACGGCGATAGAAAGAGCGTCTAAGCGGTCGTCTTGTAACAGACTGCCTTTTTCGCGAGTAATACGCGATAACTGATAGAATAAAGCGTAACGGTTCTGACTTTCTATAGGGTAAGAAACAATACTCTTGAAATCGTTCTTAACGACGATAGGATCGACGATTAACCTATGCGCGTTAAGAACTGGTTCAAGGGTGTCTATAATACGTTTTTCCTTTTGAATGTGATGTCTAACTTCATTTATTGTAACGGGATAAATCGCGTTTATAACGGGCTTTAAAAGCTCTGTAAACATTCCGTCTCCCATATTAGACTCGATAATTACTTCGTTTACTTTAAAGCGTTTCGCTATAAGGGATAGTTCTTTCAGAACATTGTCTCCATAACCTCCTTTTATTCCGTTACAATCGTGGACAAATAAAAACCCGTTTAACATTTTAACGACGCTATAAGCTGTTTCGTCTTTTCCTCGACCACTAGGATCGATAGACATGACGGAACCTGTGTAATCGACCATGTCTCCTAAGGTTTCTAACGGACGATAATAACGGTCTCCATTAAAGCCCATGTTAGGAATGTTGTCGATCACTTGATCAGGGCCGCTGGCCCATACGTATTTCTCATGTGCTACATCATTGTCTAAATCTTGTACGATTAAATCGTTAATCTTTAACGGGTATCTATCAGCGTCGCTTAAGCGGGGGTTTAAAAGGAACTGTAAAGCGTACCCTGATCGTCCGTAGGAAAGCTTTCTTTCTTCCAGGTCTATATCGTTAAACCTTAAAGGTTCTGTCGATCTACCAATGTTGTCGTCCGTTGTAGCGTCGTTTATAAAGGGTGCTATGGCTCCTTCATAGATAGTGTCGTTCTTTTTATGCCCGACGTATTCTGACGGCCACACACGCGTCTCATAGCCTCTCTCCCGTAGTTTAGTGTAGATAGAGTCCTCGCATTGAGGCGTACCTAGAAACAAGATCCTGGAGGTCTTAAGAGGCTTTATAATCGCATCAAACTCTTTTACCTGGTCTGATAGCTTATCACGCATTCCTTGGGTCGCTGAGTTGTTCGCTACCTCCACGTCATCAGCGACGATTATATCCGCCCGTGACCCGGTTAACTGCGAAGTAATACCTAACGATTTAACCGACGGTGCATGGGACGCTGGAGCAGGACCAACATCAAAGCTGATCTTACTAAAGCGTTGTCCATCACGCGGCTTTAAAGACGCTAATACCGGGATCTCATGGATCAACCTAAGCGTAAAGGTAGAGAAGTCATCAGACCGCGTTTTAGACGCCGATACGACGAGTATATTCTTAGATGGGTCTAGGAGGAGTTGGTGAACGACATAGGCGGAACATATCCACGATTTACCAACGCCACGAAAAGCCATCACTATGGCGCGTTTAGGGCCGTTCTGAAGGTACTGTGATATGTCGTATTGTAACGGCGTTGGATCAGGCAGTCCTAAATGTTTCCAACAGACAAATAGGAAGTTACGGAAGTCTTGAAGCTCCGCTGGAACTTCGTGTTGAACGCTCATTACTGCGACTGTCTAATCGCTTCTTTGTCTTCGGGAGAATCGTCAAAGGGTAATACATCTGCAAGCTTACCCAATGGCGATGTCTTCTCAGTGACGCTAATGATGTTGTTGTCCTTGAGAAATTGCCTAGCTCCGTTTAAGACCGCCGCATTAGGGTCGTCAAGATCCATAGTCGATATAATCTCACGATAGGTATCGGCGAGTAAAACCTGTAGATTTTCTAATTGTTCTCGTTTTTTCATACCCCTGTATAATATTGCCAATTAGTGCCGTCGTAAACATATAAACGAACGACATCAGAGGCCATTAAGATCGTGCCTACAGCGTCGCCTGTTCTCGCTTCGATGTTCGCTTGAGTGTCGTATCCCGCCTGGAAGGTAGCATCAAACAGATCCAACGGAAAGTTTGTACCGAATTGAGGAGCGACAAACTCACTCGATGCCTCAACGTTTGAAGGAGGCGGTAAAGCGACGGCTACTAATGACATTAAAGGGAAGCAACAGTACCGGTAGCATATACGCTGTAAGTACCGTCCACTCGATTTGATACCGAAGCCCTGATCTTTTCATAATGACCGTCAGCATCGCGTATCATAATATTACCTGAAGATGTTATAGCCCTGCTATCAATCGTCCGCCATCCATTGCCTATGTATGCTTCAACCGCGACAGTCGCTCCGCTAGACACGGAATCCGATTCAATAACAAAAGTCCAACCTTTTGAACGCTCGACTGCGAATGCGCTACCCGCTCCCGATGAAGTAACGGATGAAAGCAACGTCTTTTTTTCTAGTCCGAGAAGTCTCATAATATTTAATATAGTAAAAGTGTAGTAGGTTAAGTGTACTTCTTAAAACATATACTGTCAAGATGCATGACTTACCTACTAAGTGTGTCGTTTTTAGTCTCTTAGCTGTTGATCGTGGTCACCCCGTCCGTTCATGTTATTCAGAATACGGGTTACCCAGGATTGTAAAAGAGCGGAGGAGCTGAGACCGAGCGTATGAGCGATCCCAGCTACCTCCTTCTTTTGCGAGCTTGTGAGACGAAAAGTTAGAGACGATGTATCTCTTTTTTTACCTTTCGCACTCATTAAGCAAACTCAAGTGTTAGGCCATTGCAGCAGTAAAGTCTGCCAATGAACCAAGATTGTTACCGTC